CGTTAGCAACAAATGACTTACCTTGTTCAGGTGCTGGACCACTTAATGGGAATTCAGCAGTTTCTCTAATCAACGGAATGTTAGGAGTTTCAACTAGGTTACCGTCAACCTTTGCGCCGTTACCACCCAAGAAACTTAAGATGGAAACGTTTTGAATATATGGAGATACAGTAATAATAGGTTTACTAATAGGCATATTAGTATAACCAAGACGACTAGTGTAAATGTCAGTGGCATCATCAAACGCAGTAGCATAGTCAAATGTAAATGTTGGCACACCAGCCGTATCAACTGCATCTCGGAAAGTAAACTCGCCAAAGTAGGCACCGTTACGTAAACGGAACATGTCTTGGTTAGCGTTTAACGGACGAATGTCACAGGCACGAAGACTTGCTCCTAACACACTTGTATTGTCTGGAATAATAACAGGATTGTCTTCAACATAGTTACCAGCGGCAACTTGCACTACAATCTTCTTACCGTTTGGTTTGTATTTGCTAGTAAACGCAACTACGTTATCAGCAATACGATCTTTAGCATTGTCTAATTTTGTTTGTATGAGACCTAATGCTGGATCTATTGCAACTGTTGGATCTACCAATGTTGGGGCATAACTTGTTCCAGCACTGACAACTGATATAATTTCTGATAGCCTTGCTGAAATAATTGCAGCCGCACCGCTACTGCCTGCAGAACCCGATACTTGATTTTGTGCATTACCTGATGTTTTAACAATCGAAATATTTTGTGCAACTTGAATTGAAACTGCTCTAAGTCTTTCTATTGCCGACGCAGTTTGGGCATTTTGAGATCCAATTAGAGTTAGACCAGTTACATTACTATAATATTTTAAGCCAGCGTCTCGACTTTGACTGTTACCACCGTAGATTAAATCGTATGCGACTGAGTTGACAATAAAGGCAGTATCCCTAGCACACTTGGCACTGTCATAGGTAAACGGGTTGCTAGCGTTAATATTAATAATAGTATCATTAATAATAGTTGATCTAGCAGATGCAATAGCAGACTTTGCAGTTTGTAGGCCGGCATCTGACCAAGTAACTGATGGATAAGTTACACTTGGTAATCCAGCAGTTGTATTACTAGCAATAGAACTAGTAATATATGAGATCAGTGTAAAGACTATATTCGATTCAGTTGTAGTTCCTGCAGGGTTAATAATATCTTGACTGACAGTATTACCAGCAGTTGGTACTACTTCGTCTTTTATAATAACCTGTTGAGCAATTTCTGATAGTCTATTAAATGCAGCCACAGTTGCGGCTCTTTGAAACAATGGTAATACTTGTGCGCCACTGCCTGTAAAATATGTTTGAGCAACTTGAATGCTTGCACTATCGCCGCCATACAACACATCATAACATAGGGCATCAATAATGTATCCCATATCTCGACTGCATAGAGCAGGGTCAAATCCAACAGACGGGTAGTTTAAATTTAACCATGCAATAACTTCTGCTTTTAAAAAATCTTTATTGGCTATTAGTTGATCTTTTGCATTAGTTTTATTTGCGCTTGCTCCAGTCGGTGTTGGGAATATTAATGCATCAGCGGCCGTTGCTGTTTGAACTACACCATTGGTTATAATATCAATAATTTCATTAAATGCCGCACCCGCCCTAGTAGTAGCAGTTCCATCAGCACTAACTCCTGCAAGTGCTAGAGTATTAGTTTTTGCAAATTGTATAGCAGAAAGAGTTACTGTTTTTTGTGATGGTAGTGTTGTATAAGAATATCTTTGATATGCTAGTCCAGTAGTTACAGCATTATAGTTTGTTCCTAGTGCTAGGTCAAAACCCACAGCATCTAAAATTAATCCAGTGTCTCTACGACATTTAGTTTCATCATAACTAATGCTCTTGTCAAATGGAGCAATATTGTTTGCCGCTTGATAATTGATCCATGCAATAGTTTCTGCTACTAGGAAACTAGTATTAGCTAACAGTAAGTTCTTAGCGTTTTCAACACCACTAGGTGTACCTGCTAGTGCGGGCATTGATACAGCATTTGCCGCGCCAACACCATTAGTTAATATATCAATAATCTCATTTGATAAACTTGTAAGAGTGCTAGTAACTGTTGGTTCACTTGTTACTAGGTCTAATACTTTTCGTTTTAAGAAAGAAACAGCCTGTATTGTTTGGGGACGTTGAGTTGTTATAACAGGCAATGCCGTGGCATTAAAATAAGTAAGGCCGCTCTTTAACGATCTCCAGTTGGATCCTGTTACTAGGTCCCAACCCAAACTGTCAATAATGAGTCCAGCATCGCGTCGACATACTTCTTCTGCATAGATAAATGTCGGACTGTAAACATAACCCGATGCTATTTGTAGAGCACGTTTTAATGTTCTAACAGGGCGACTAAATCCGTCATTGTTATCGTCACCAAATAGTTCAGATACGTTGATCTTACTACCCGCACTCGAATCGGCATTGACAAATTCTAGTTGTCCTGACCCATCAACTCCTAATACACTACCAGCTGATCCGAGACTAGTTGGTAATTTAAGAGTGTAGCTTGATGTAATATTTGTTGGAGGTGCAATAGTTGCAGTTTGATTGCCGCTGGCAATGCCTTCTCTAAACATTAGAGAACGACCATTTTGTAAAGACAGTCTACTGCCGTCTAGAGTAAGAGCTAGATTAGCATTGGTTACAAAGTATAGGGTATTTTCATTTGTACCTGGGCCTAGTTCCGGAACAATGTAAGTGTTGCCATCAATGTCTCGAACCCCACCTAGACTTGACCAACCACTACCATTGTATCCTTCAAACTGAGTGTTTTGCGTATTGAAACGAATCTGTCCAACAATAGCAGGCGGACGTTCAGCAGTAGTTCCAGTTGGGATTACAAGTCCCGGACTAAAGATTTTTGTGTTTAAGCTACTCATTGTGGCCACTAGGTAGCCGTTAGCATTAAAGTTTAGTATGGGTAATGTAGGATCCGGTGCAATAGTTGTACCGCCATCAATACTACTTACACCACCCAGAGTGTTCCAACCTCGACCATCATAGCCTTCAAATCTTGGTATCTCGGAATTGAAACGTATTTGACCTGCTTGTACTGTGCCGATTGTAGTTCCCGGACGACTAGCAATGTCGCCAACTGGCAAACGCAATGCTGAAGTGCCGTCTACAATAACTGTACCTGTACCAGCAACAGTTAGGGAGAGACTACTGTTAGTAGGAGCCTGTACACCGTGTCCGGTGTAGAACATCTTTGTTGTTTTTGTTAGGTTATCGGGCAAGTAATCTTGAACAGTTAACTTACCAAGCTCCATTGGCTTCCAGCTTACGCCCGCTGGTTGTGGACGTTCTCCAATTGTTGGAATTTCTAGTATATCGTCAATACTAGTAGGTCCCGGCTCACCTGTATTATAGATTGTAAATCCGGCGTTTACATCTCCTTCATCTTTCTGAATTGAAATGCCAGTGCCTGCACGGATTGTTAATACGTCATTACGGTCATCTGCTCGTAAAACGGGTTGGGTCGTACCAAGGTTATCAACTAAAACAATTCTTCTAAATGCGTCAGCACTAATCACAGACATAGAAATACTCCACTTTAGAGTATTTATCTATGCCTGTAAACTTGTTTTACGAACGCATAAACAGTCTTTATTGTACCTTAAGCAGTACTGTTTCTTCGTTAAGACGGCCGTTTAACTTGGTATCTGTAGCATTAATGTCATCTAAGAACTTACGCAATGCAACCTTACCAGCGGCTTTAAACTCTTTGAGTTTATCTTCTGGCTTGCGAACAGTCTTTTGTATGCTGAGATTTTCATCAAAGTTAATAATACTAGTACCTTTTACACTAAGGTCGCCGTACTCTTTAGCCACATAACGACCAATTTTACGGTTCTTAGTGTTGTAAACCCACAGTTCTTTTGCACCCAAAATATCTGCAGGGTTAATACTAACAAGTTTTAGAGGCTCGTTAGTCTTCATATACTTGAGCTTGCCCACAATCTTTTCTGCTGGTACAGCTTTCTTAGCACGTGGCGCACGATTAACTTTGGCTTCTTGTGCCAACATTTCGCAGGCATTTTGAATCTCAGTTAAGAACGCAATAAATGCCTTGACTTGTTTTTTGCTACGATGACTGTAACCTTCACGTAACTGTTCGTCTGCTTTACCGCTGGCAAGTTCTTCAAGCTCTGCCAAATCACGAGCATAGAAGTCACGGATAATACGAGCGTGTGCGGCCTTAGCGCCTTTACCTTTGAGCAAATTCAACACCTTAAATGCTTTTGGATCAAAGTTTTCTGGGTCATCATTAAAGGCCTGATAGGCATTTTCAAGTTCTTCAGTCATGCCTAGAGCAACTTCACGCAGACGTTCTTGTATGCTAGGTGTGTAGACTTCTTTCTTGTTGGCTTCTTTTTCAGCGGCTAGTGTTTCTGGGTCAATATCATTTTTGCCTTCAGCAAGAACTTTAACGATCTCCGCTCTCATCCAGGCCGCGGTATCGCGTCCACTATTGAAACCAGCACGTTGTGGAGTCATACCGCGATTCAAACAGGCGGCAACAGCACCCATTGTGGTACTAATACGGTTATCTTTGACTTTCTTAAAAGCCGCAATGTCTGCTTTGGTACAACCTACAGTTTCCATCCACTTGATAACAGTGGGCTTGTAAGTTTTAATTTCGCTTTCTAAGCGATAGTAGTCCATTGAGCGTTTAAAATGGCGATGGAATGTATTGTCATCCCAAGTCTCGCAACCTTCCCAAACAGGACTGTGATCTTTAACTGCACGAGTACGGTGGGCTGTAACTTGCTTTTTGGTTACACGAGTTTTTGTTGCTGTCTTTGTTGCCATTTTTGCTCCTAAGTTAACTAAACAATAAACATATTATATAGTCAAACGGCCACTTTGTCAAGCTCTTTTGGGCTCAACTTAGAGGCTAAAGTTGATTTTGGTAATGTTTTCGAACTTGAAACTACGCCATGCAGTGACATCTGTTGCCCAAACTGTGCATAATGTATCTGAAGTTTTTGGATCTTTTACTTCTGGACGAATGCCTTCTTTGAGCGTACACTTCATTTCACGAATAGTCCCATCTACTTTCTTAAAGGTAACTTCAACATTTTCATGCATGTTGAGTATGCCCAAAAGCCATTCGCGGAACAGTTTACGTTCTTCTTCATCGGCTGTTGAGTACCAGGTGTCGTTAAAGTCTGCTAGTTCTGTAATATTTGTCATATGTTCCTTAAAATATCATATCTGCGGCAATGATAAATCTATTCTTGCTAGATTGTGGAGGCATGGGTCTGTGCCAAAGTTTGCCAGGATAGATTAACCAACTAAAATTCTGCGGTTCTGCGACCCAACGTTCTGGATTTTCTACACCGTTAACCGCAAACTCAGTTCCACATTGTTTTGTATCTTCTACATCATCTGGAATATGTAAATACCAAATACCAGACAAGGCCCGTTCAGTCCCGTACTGATGTGTGTGCCAAAGCTCATCTCGATTCTCCACAGTGGCATTTGAAGTCCTAAAACTCCAAGACTGTATTTGATCAATCTTTACTTCTTTCTTTAGATACATAAAACAACTGAATGTAAAGCTCATTCTAAACTTTAACCAGTGTTCACCTGGATGGTTAAAGATATTAATGTTAGTTTGATACGGAGGACTATTTTTAAAGTAGTCGCCGTTGGCAATGACCTGATCAATATTGGCCATTGCCAGTGTTTGATCTTCAGCAGTGATTAAACTACTGAAGTCGAAAGTCTCAACGGTTTCCCAACCGTTTTCATAGAGTAAGGTCATGGACGTTTGTCGATGATCTTGTCAACCAAACCGTAGGCCAATGCTTCTTCTGCTGACATGAATGTATCGCGATCCATGTCGCGCTCAAAGTCTTGATAGGTCTTTCCTGCGGTATTGTGTTTGACATAGAGTTTAGTCAAGATGTTTTTCATTTTGGTGATCTCTTTGTATTGTATTTCAATGTCGCTTTGCATACCACGAGCACCGCCCGAAGGCTGATGAATCATGTGACGAGCATATGGTAACATCCAACGCTTGCCTGCCGCACCCGCCTGTGCTAAGAAACTTCCCATGCTACAGGCTTGACCCATAACAATGGTGCAGACATCGGGTTTGATAAACTGCATAGTGTCATATATGGCCATACCAGAGGTAATAACTCCGCCTGGACTGTTGATATAAAAGTAAATGTCTTTTTCATTACTTTCTGATTCAAGAAATAACAACTGTGCAACAATAATGCTAGCTGAATGGTCATCAACAGCACTGTCTAACATGATTACACGATCCTTTAATAGGCGTGAGTAAATGTCATAAGCACGTTCGCCTTTGTTGGTAGATTCAACTACCATTGGTACTAGATTAGGCATTGTTTTCCTTTAAGAGTTTAAATTGATTAAGTTTGTAAAAATACAACCGATCAATACGATCAGTTTGAATGAGTGTTTCGAATGAGCAAGTTCCACGTTCTTTGACTGCGTCGTCAAACATGCCCATTAAAGGGTTAGCCATTTCTAAATCGACGCAGTACAAATATTCTGCATCGTCTTTAAACCAATAGCGAGTTGATCGACGTTTGCCCTGCCAACCGTTTGTGGTCTTTAAGAAAGTCACTGTGACATGTACCTTACCCTTGACATGATTGATAGTGGGAATATCTTGTGTTGTTTTTAGCATCTTTTTAAACTCGTTATAGATCATATCTTCCTCGTAGAACCATGGCAGTTTTACGTATATACCTATATCCTTCTTTAGGGCCTCTCGAGTTCGACTTTCTAACAGATAGTGAGCACGTTGACGGAATGAGCTCATGCTTCTATTACTAGACAGTGAGTTCCAAAACCATTGCTTAGTATAAAACTTGCGAATGGCTTCTGCACGATCTTTAATCTTTTGATCGATAGCATCTAATACTCTTGGTTCTTCAATGCTTAAAAATGCCGGAGCATGGTCGTATAAAACAACAGCCGCTTCTAATAGATCAAACTTATACGTATCGGGTTTTTCTTCGTAGGTTGCTGTTAACTCAAAGTCTTTGATCCAATCACTTACTTCTAATACATTACTCATCTTCCCTCCGAATATTGTTGACCCTTGGGTCCAGCACTTGTAAAATCCATACCGGCCATACGACCTTCGTATGCTCGACCATTCCAATTCATAAGAACTTTTACACTCTTATTCAAGACCACTGTTAGATTACGCCCTTCATTAAAGGCCAGTATTTCAGCTTCTACTGATTTACCACTTGCAACGTTTTTAACGGTACAGTGATCATCGTATCTAGTTCTAACGTTCGACATGTTCGTACTTTCCAGCAATAGTTGCAAGTATATCAAAGTTATCTTCTGCACGTTTCATAGCTTCATAGGCCTTTTCAAGTGCAGGATTATTCTTCATTAGTGTTTGTCTGTTTAACTCTAGTGTTCTTTGAGTACGTACCCACTGTAATAGATCTTGTGTTTCTGGATCTAAACTCACAGTGGCATAACTGCTAGATATCATTTGCCAACTGCTACCATTAAACACTTCAATGTTTGTGTTGTTAATACGTAACATTCCAGTCATTGGATTGTTAGGATTTGGGTTAACGTAAGGTAAAGCTGTATCGCCTCCACTTACGATAACTCCTTGGTTACCCATTAAGCCTTTAATCATTTGTACTTGTCATCCAACGCAACATTAGTCAACCCTGCAATCATCTGGAACTTGTCCCATGCATTTTTAGCCGCCGGATTACGTTCTAGTTCACTACTAGGCAAGACCGCTTCTAACCAGATCTCGGGACGACGACTAGGATGAGCACCAAACTTACGTGGCTGATGGAATAGACCTCTTTCCCAAAGTTCAATGCTGACACTACGGAATATATCCTCATCATGATATCCTGCCCATTCGGGATTGCTTTGACTGAAGAATCCGGTAGTGTACCCGTTGTCTGTACCGCCACCGTAGCCGATCCAAATGCCCTGCCACTGATCATTATCATGCGGGTCAAAATCTGTACGAGTGATCAGCACTAATACATCATCAATATCTACTTTGCCGTCAACGATATCTCTAACGCAACGGCTATAACTAAGTCCAATTTTCATTATACTTCCAATACAATGTTAGGGTTCCAGCCTGTGTCTTCGCTGTAACCATCGTTTTCATAACCGCGTGGATTACATACCACACGGGTCTCGCCTATGACATAATCAAAAGGATGATGAGTATGCCCATGTGTCCACAGTTTGATCTGTGGGTGATCCATGATGAACTCACTCAAGTCACTATGGTAACCACCATTCATCAGTGTTTCATGAGCATAGCTCGGATGACAACTTTGAAAACTTGGGCTATGATGTCCGACTACAACACACCGCTTGTCCTTATTTTCCTGGACAATCAGTTTGATGTAAGCAAGAGTCTTGTCGTGGCGAATAGCAACATCTAACGCACTCATAGAGGCATAGTTTCGTTTGTCGTTTTTTATGATACGAAAGTCGTTCATCATACCTTCAATGGCATGCATTGTAAGCGGATCACGCTTGTTCATATTAGTCCAAAGTGTTCCACCCACAAATACTACATCGTCAATAATCTTCATGTCTTGCTCTAAAAAGTAGACATTGGGATACTTGGAGCACTCTTCACGTAGGTAATCGATGCCTGCGTAGAACTTTCCATTATAAAATTCATGGTTTCCGGCAATATAGATAACGTGTGGAAACTGAAAACTACAACGTTTCAAGAAGTCACGGAATTTTTGAGCGGCTTGTTGTCTACGACCCAAACCAGTGCCGTTGGCGATGGCGGCTTGATCCCTAGTATTGTTTGGCTCAGGATGATCGTGTAGATCCTGTGCGATCATAATGTCGCCGCCTAGGATAAGGACATCGCAGTTGTCGTCATTAGTAATGTTAATATCACTAAACTCCAAATGCAAGTCTGATACAAGTTTGATTTTCATATTAGTATTATACTACATTTAACGTTTTTTGTCAACATCATTACCCCATTTAAGGATCCAATAGGTGTAATCTTTTTCTTTTAGTTTGGCAACGACTGCATATTGATATCCATAGCTCATTACATCAGCATGCCTATGCCATTCGGGAGTATCAACTGCTCTAGACATAACCCATTCGCCCATTTCACTATGTTGCCAATCTAACAATGGCTGGGCGGCATACAAGTCCGGGTCTTCGACATCGCCCATTGTAAACTTGTGTACTACCGTCTTGTGGATTCGATGTGCAAAGCCATCTATTACCATAATCTCAAACGTGGGCTTTACTGGTATGGAACCTAAATGCCCCTGTGCGTCATTCTTCAAAGCCATTTTTCTTTGCGTATTCAGCTCGTTCTGCTTCACGCTTTTCTTCACATGCTCCGCAGTAGGTATGTATCCAACCACCACCTCGGCTTTCACCGGGATTGCCACAACCTTCGCAAGTAACGCCAGACATTGATTCCGCCATGCTAACAAGTCCTCTGATATAATCATCTCCACCTGAGTAATAAAATCTCAGTGTACCAAACTTTTCTTTAACTTGGTCCAAGGTCACTTGTGGAATTAAATCTGGAACATCACGTAGAGGATTTTTAATCATTTCCTCGCAACGCTCTTTGATATACTCTGCACTGATAGTTGGCTTGTCTGCATACTCCTTAGCAACCAAATCTGCAAACAATTCCGCATTGCCACTTTTACCAGCTCCAGCTGTTTCGTTATACTTAACAGCCCAGTTATGCTGTTTCTCTTTCCAATCAATGTGATGTTGAATATTGCCCATAAGCTGATTCAAAATATTGTACCAACCATCTCCACATTCAAAACCCCAACACATACAAGTTTCCTGCATGTTCTTGTTGCGGTTCACCATCATCTTTGGATACTTCTCACACAACAGTTTATCTAGTTCTTGTTTCATCTTAGTGCGTCCATTGTAAGTTCTTTTCCATATACATGTGCTACAGGTTTAAGCCAACCGTGCTGAATACACTCTTGAATCAAACTACGATAATTTTCCGGGCATCGCTGACTAATTTCAAAACCGGCTCTGGGGCAGGTGACAAACTTGTCTTTGAGCGTAAACTTAGGATCACCTTGTCGAATGGTCCTAATGTTACTTTGGTGAGCTGTAATATTCATGCTATTTTATCTATATTTTGTCCAGGACGATTCATCCGGCGATTCATATCAATCCTTGCTTCTTCATTAGCTTTGATATTTAATTTTACACGCTGTTCTTCTATGCGAAGTTCTTCGTGTCGCTTGTCCAACTTTTTAATTTCTGTTTGTCGATACATTTCTGCATTTTGAGCAGTGACTCTGCTAACATCTGTCATATTTTTTCTCCGAGTTCAAAACCACGGAATCCTTTAAAACGTGGAAAGCGCAAACTATATGTACCGTCCTGATTCTGTGTTACTGCATCTGCACGGACTTCTACAATGTTGCCAGGGAGTAAAGTCCTGCTAGCCCAAAACTCAATGCGATGATCATCAGTAAAACCACTTCCCACATTGACTGAAATAGATTTACCATCGTCAACACCTTCGCAAACAAGAGCGCCGAGACGTCCAACATTTTTTCCTGTACCTTCTTCAACATCTTTAACCTCCAAAGAGACTTCAATAAATGGTTTAAGTTTAAGCCACGCTACACTACGCTTACATTCGTATCCAGCTTCTGGATCTTTAATCATAATGCCCTCATATCCGCCTGTGACTGCCTGTGCATTGATTTCTTTATAACGCAACTGACCTTCGGCAGTATCTAAATCAACTAGTTCGTTGGCAAGACAAGTAACATTAGGTAAGTCTGTGTGATTCTTTTCTACCCATGCCTGCACCATTTGACTGCGAAGGGTCTGACTTTTATCCCAAGTACCTTGTTCAAAGGCAGTCAATGGACACATGTCAAATAGATTTAAAATCGCATCATTAGCCTTGACATCACTCTTGCGATGCACCTGTGTCATTAAGTCTTGAAAACTGCTACTCATAATCTCACCGTCTAGCACTAGATCATATTTAGGGGGTGCTTTTTTAACTACTGCTGAAATTTGTTCTACAATGTGCGGAAAATTAACAAGTTCTTTACCATTGCGACTGAACATATCCACCCGACCATCACACCGTACAATAGTAATAACTCTAACTCCGTCGAGTTTAACTTCGATGAGTTTTTTACCCGATACCTTTGACTCATGATTAGCACTATCGTGAGCAAGCTGACAACTGAATACAGGAATAGCATAGTCAGCATATTTCTTCTCCACTACTTTGTTGATGGTTTTTTCACTAGTTCCGCAACGCAGGTCTTTGATCAGTATGCGGCGGTACCAGCCATTCCATTCATTTTTAGTTGACTGCTTTATGGCTTCAGCAATGGCATCGCGAGCATCGTGGCCGGTGAGGTTGCGATTGCGTAGACCGCCAGCAAGCACAATAAAACTATCCCAATTGAACCCAGGCCCGTCTTCATCTTTTTTCTCCGGAACTTGTTTAACACCAAAAGTAATCATTGGATCCAATGCTAATCGGCATCCTTGAAAAAACTCATCATTGGCCATTTCAGCTTGTGCCAAAACAATAGCTTCTTTATTCAAACGACTAGGGTGGTCTTCTAAGGTACTAATAACTGTGTAGCAAGGATCGCTCATGATATTCCTTCTGTTTAAAATTATATTTTACAGCCAAACAAACTCTCTGTCAAGTACTTTGACATAATTTAACTGTGTTTCGGGTGTTTTGGAGGTAAAGTTTACCGAATGTTTCTTTACTTTGGCTCGTATTTGTTGGCTAGATCCTGCAATACCCAACAGTTCTTTACTCAAAAAACTCACCAAATAGTTGCCATCGGTAATGGCAGTATGGCTAAAGCATCCAATCTGTGGTACGGGCTTGCTTTGTATATACCGAATGTTAAGTACAATGGTATCGCCCTCTTGTCCTAGATAGGCTTTTACTGTATCTTTAATTGCGGCCTTAACCTGTTTCTCGTTAATCTCTCTATCATATACTTGAGGAACACTGGCCAATACTCCAAAGTCCTTCATAGTAATATTTTCGTTTTGAGTAACCCCAAAGACTCTGCCCATATAGTCATTAAGTGTGTCACCAATAACACCAAAGCTAAGTTTGCGAAAGTGTTTGATAATAGCTAATGCTTGATCGATGTCCTCTACTGTAGGTGTAAACTTTAAGAGATATGTACTACCAGCTAATTGCGGCAAGAGTTCAAAGGTCAGCATGTCCTTGTTAGTATAACTCTGCTGATCCCCTGCCGTATAACTGCTGGTGCTGGTATAGCCTTTTTCTCTATAGATACAACAGGCAAAGGTCAATGCCTCTACTACTGTAAACGGCATGTCTTTCAAGCTGGCCATTATGCGTCCTGTGTAATTAGAATATGTTTACCAATTTCAAACAGGCCAACCGCACCCGGAAAATCTGCACAGGCCGCATGTATTTGTACATCACCGTCTTCGTCTATGCTGGCGGCCACAAACTCTGTTATGGTACCTTCTTCTACTTGGGCACGTAGATGATCAAGAATCTCTAAAAGATCCGCTTTCTTTTTTTCTTTACTCTTATCTGATATGCTAACTACTTTCATTTAGTTTTCCTTCTTCAATGTTGCCTTGTGTAAAATCGTAATTGGGTACAATTAATTTAAGTCTAAAATGACGTTCTGCAATCAACGAATCAACGTATTCTTTCAGTTCGCTCATTGGAATATTGTCATTTAGCCATTCCGTTTTCCATTCTTCGATAATCCAAATATTATCAACGTACTGAGTTTTGATTGTTCTTTCTAGTGCCTTGGCATGAGCACGTAGTCCACTATAGACCTGCATCTTAACAATACCACCTGCATGAGAGCAGTATTGTTTATTACGCTCTTTGATATCCTGGGCGATACCAAAGCCTGCTCTACCACCTAATGATTCAATCAAATAGAAATAATACATTATTAGGCCAAGTTTAAAATATCTTCATCGAAGAATTCAATTAGTCCGTCAAAGTGATCTAGCAGTGTAGGAGCAACTTTTTCCTTACCACCAAAGTGTTGATACAATTGAATTAAAGCACAGGCATAAGCATCGTCGTCCCAGTTGGCTTGGTAGCCGTAACGTTTCACAGTCCATCGGCGGTGAGCTTCTGTAACTGACTCTTGGAATTGTGACAAATTACCAAACAAGTTTTGTACCAATGCGGCAAGTTCTTCTTGCAGTTTAGGCGTTAGTTTAAGTTTAGCACTGTCAAACTGTCGACATAAATCACGATAGATAAAAAATAAACTTACGTGAGCACTTTCGTAATGAAAGTATTTGTTGTGCCACCCGCAAGCTACTTCAAGTTCGCTTTCATTAAGAGTTTTAAATGTGGCAATGTTAGTAAATGTGCCCGGGTACTTAGCCAAGTCACTGTCTGCTTCAACCGGGAAACAATTATGACTTTCAGCAACAGCTACTTTCTTTTCAAGTTCTACATCTTCATCGTCTGTTTTATCTTTGTCGATACGCACAATAAAAACAGCATTACGAAGTTGTTGATATGCTGACTGTTTCTTTTTGCCCTTGCCGTTAAGGATGCTAAATGCACGGCGAGCAAATGCAAGGTTATCAGTTTCGATATACTGAACAGGGAATTCAAACTCACGCCAGTCAGTGACACCTTCAAAATAACCAGCAGATATAAGTCCAGCAACAGTGGATGCAGTATGCTGACCGTCTACACTTTTATATTTGCCTTTGCTAGTTTTGATACATTGTAAGGTCTGCAACAATGCAGGATCAAATAACTGTACATCGGCAATCTTATTAGCACAATGTTTTTCATCCAATTGGCGTTGAATGTCTTCATCAATTTCGATTTGGCCTAGTTTAACCATAGCCACTTTGGGCATACGCTTGATGTCAACTTTTTTGTTTTCAATTTGCCAAGCCTTCATTGCTTTTTTCCAAACAGCGGCTTGCTCTAGCTTGTCAATACGATCTTGTAGTGACACGGTTTTTCCTGTACCACGTTTAAGAGGGTTAATCTTAGCCATCGGGTTTGGCTTCCGAATTACCTCTTCGTATGTGAATGAAAACGACATTGTGATCCTTAGTTAATTAATACAGTTAGTATTATACAGTCAAATGATCAATTTGTCAATCAGAGCCTATATGTTATACGTCCTTTGGACATATCGTATGGGCTCATTTCTACCCGAACTCGATCGGCCAGAATCATTTTGATTTTATTTTGGCGAAGTCTGCCATTTGTATAGCAGGTAATCACATGTTGATTTTCCAAAGTTACTCTAAACATATTGGCCGGAAGCACTTCGGAAATGGTACCTTCCAA